CCTTTATGGGCAGCGGCACCACTGGCGTTGCTTGTGTCAAAACAGGCCGGAAATTTATCGGCATCGAGATCGAGCCGCGCTATTTCGACATCGCCTGTCGCCGCATTTCCGAAGCGTTGAAACAGCCCGACATGTTCATCGCGCCGGCCGCGCGAGCGCCGAAGCAGGAGACGATGCTGTGACCATCGCCACGATTCTCGATTTGCCTATGCCTCCGTCGCTGAACGCTGTTGCGCGTATCGGCAAGAGCCGCGCGACCGGCAAGGCGTTCGTGTTTTCGGATCGCAGCAAGGCCGCATTCTTTCGCGAGGCCGAAGGCTATTACCTACAGCAGAAGCGTAACGTCACGCGCGTTGACGGCCCGTTCACGTATCACCTCACGCTTAACGAGGCGATGCGCCATCCGAATGCGGACGGGGATAACCGTCAGAAATACGTCCTCGATTTTCTCCAGCGAGTCGGCGTGATCGCGAACGACAAGTATGCGGAAGGCGGCTCATGGTCATGGGGACCGTGCGAACACGGCTGCCGCATTAGTATCAGTCCATCACAGCCACGGGAGGCTAATCATGGGTGAGGTTCAGAAGGTCAATATCATTCCGCCGGCAGAGCCGGTCGCAATGACGCCGATGGCGATGCTGGATAGGGCAATCGCCTCTGGCGCTGGTGTCGATGTACTTGAGCGACTCATGGCCCTGCAAGAGCGTTGGCAGGCTGGCGAGGCGCGGCGCGCCTTTGATGAGGCGATGGCGGCGGCAAAGTCTGAAATCCCCGTCATTGCCAAAAATAGAGAGGTCGATTTTACGTCAGCTAAAGGCCGGACGAATTACCGGCATGAGGATTTGGCGGAGATTGCCAGAACGGTTGATCCGATCCTGTCGCGACATGGTCTGTCATATCGCTACAAGGTTTCATCGTCGCCAAATGAGCCTGTGATGGTTACGTGCATCGTATCTCATAGGTCAGGTCACTCCGAGGAAACAACGCTGAGCGCCGGCCGCGACGAGAGCGGCAACAAGAACAGCATTCAATCTGTTGGCTCAACAGTTACCTATTTGCAGCGGTACACACTTAAGGCCGCGCTCGGTCTTGCCGCGAGCAACGATGACGACGCTAGCGCGGCAGAGACGCCTGACTATGTGAGCCGCGATCAACTTAACCAGCTTATCGATCTGGCCGAGGAAGTCGGGGCGAACAAGGAATTGTTCTGCAAGTATCTCCGCGTTGGCTCGCTGGCTGAAATTCCGGCTAACAAATTTGACCATGCCGTGAAGCTGCTCGAAGCGAAGGGGAAGAAGCAATGATGGAAGTCCTGAGCTGCGAGCAAGGCTCGCCAGAATGGTATCAGGCGCGCGCCGGTATTCCGACAGCGAGCGAATTCCAAACGGTGCTCATGCGCGGCAAGAAGGGCGGAGAGAGCCTCACGCGCAAAACCTACATGCGCAAGCTCGCTGGCGAAATCATCACTGGCGAGCCAATGTGGTCGTTTAACAACGAGCATATGGAGCGCGGTAAGGCTTGGGAAGCCGAAGCCCGCGACCTTTACGCATTCATGCACGACGTTGAGCCGCTGCAGGTCGGTTTCGTCAAGCGCGGTCGCGCAGGGGCTAGCCCTGACAGCCTGATAGGCAGCAACGGTGGCCTCGAAATCAAGACGCGGCTCGCCCATCTGCAAATCGAGTTGCTGGAAGATGGCGAAGTGCCAGCCGAACACATGGCGCAAATTCAAGGTGGCATGTGGATTGCCGAGCGCGAATGGTGGGACTTCGTTTCGTATTCGCCAAAGCTGCCGCTCTTTGTGAAACGGGTAGATCGCGACGATGCGTTCATTGGGCAAATCGCCCAAGCTGTTGATCAATTCAATTCGGAGCTTGACGCGCTCGTTGCGCGCATCCGCAAGCAAGACGTTCGGGAGGCAGCATGAGCGGTCACGTCAACAAAGTCATCCTCATTGGCAATCTTGGTGCCGATCCCGAAATCCGGCGCACGCAGGACGGCCGGCCGATTGCGAACCTGCGCATCGCCACATCGGAATCGTGGCGGGATAAATCGACCGGCGAGCGCAAGGAAAAGACCGAATGGCACCGCGTCGTGATTTTCAACGAGGGGCTGTGCAAGGTCGCCGAGCAGTACGTTCGCAAGGGCGCGAAGGTCTACATCGAGGGCCAGTTGCAAACGCGCAAATGGACCGATCAGTCCGGCGCGGAGAAGTATTCGACGGAAATCGTCCTGAACGGCTACGGCGCTGTGCTGGTGATGCTGGATGGTCCGCAGAGCGGCGGAGACAAGCAGGCAGCGCAGAAGCAGACCTACGGTGACATGAAGGGCAAGAGCAAGCCGCGGGGAGCTGGACCGCTCGCAGACGCGCTTGATGATTCAATCCCTTTCGCCATGGAATGGAGATAACGGGATGACGCATCTTGCGCCCGCCGATCCCAATGCTCGGAATTATCGGCATGGTCACAAGCCGCAATCTGGCGCGTCGCCGGAGTACGTTGCTTGGAATGGTATGCGCGCAAGATGTCATAACCCCAGCAATCCTAACTATGCACGGTATGGCGCGCGCGGGATTCGCGTGTGCGAGGCTTGGCGAAATAGCTTTGAGACGTTCCTGTCGGATATGGGGCGCAAGCCCTCTACAAAGCACTCTATCGAACGGATCAATAACAACGGAAACTATGAGCCAAGTAATTGCCGTTGGGCAACAGCAACCGAACAGGCGAACAACCGGCGTTCGAGCCGCGTTATAAAATTTAATGAGGAGGAAAAAACTCTCGCAGAGTGGAGTCGTCTGAGCGGCGTAAGCGTCACGACGATCTATCAGCGGATAAAATATGGATGGAGCATTGAGAGGGCGCTAACGCAGCCTGTTAAAATGCTCGTCCGCAAGGACAGGCGCCACACAGGCGCTATTGCCAAGGTATATCCGTCGCCATTTGGGAAGATTTAGCCATGTCACGCGCTCTCATTGTCGTTCGTGGCCCGGAAGATCGGCGCGATGCCGAGCGCCTAATCGCGCGCACTCAACCGGGCGACCGTATCGAGTTCAAGCGCGCACGCCGTTCGTTGCCGCAGAATGATCGCATGTGGGCGATGCTCACGGAGATTGCGCGCCAAGTCGAATGGTATGGTTCGAAACTGACGCCGGACGACTGGAAGCTGATCTTTCTTGACGGCCTCAAACGTGAACTGCGCTGTGTGCCGTCGCTCGACAGGCGCGGTGTGGTGAACCTGGGGCGCTCGTCATCCGATCTGACGAAAGAGGAAATGTCAGACCTCATGGAATTGATCGCAGCCTTTGGCGCTGAGCACGGCGTCGTGTTTTCCGATCCGGCTTTGGAGGGTGTATGAGCAATAACCAAATGTGTTCTCATTGCGGTTCGCTATTTTCGCTTGCTTATCGCATAAGCAAATCGCGCGCGGCCCGACCAAAGTACTGCTCGAAAGTTTGTCTTTCACGGTCCCAGTCGCTTCGCGCGGATCGAGTTAAATGGAACAGGTTCAAATCTCGCATCGACGTACGTGGCGAGAAGGAATGTTGGCCGTGGCTTGGACGAACGTCTCCATGCGGATACGGATTATTCGATCTCGATGGGAAGCCGCATCTAGCGCATCGGCTCTCTTACTTTGCTAAATTTCCAGATGGCGACCGTGATAAGTGCGTCTGCCATAGCTGTGATAATCCGCCATGCTGCAACCCGAACCATTTATGGATTGGTACAGCATTAGATAACATTGCCGACATGAACGCCAAAGGTCGCCGAGCGACCATTCCTGTTCGGCGCGGGCAAGAAGCGTCTAAGACGAAGCTAAACGAACAGGATGTCATTGAAATCACCGCGAGTAAAAAGCCAAACAAAGAATTAGCTCGTGCCTACGGTGTAACAGCAGCAGCCATCTGGAATATTAGGCGCGGTCGGTCGTGGCGACATATTACTGGGATCGATCGCACATGAGGAGAGAATTTTCAAAACAAGTCAAACGTGACGCGTTCGCTCGTGCGAATGGAGCCTGCGAACTATGCGGCGCGAAGTTGGTAGTCGGGAAATTCGACTTCGATCACGTCATTCCAGACGCGCTCGGGGGTGAGCCAACGTTAGAAAATTGCAGTGTTTCATGCAAGCCCTGTCACAGCGAAAAAACCGGCAGACGGGACATTCCAGCCATCGCCAAGACAAAGCGCATCAGGGACCGCGAGAGAGGCATACGCAGACCATCCAGATTCCCCGGCGCGCGAACCTCGCGCTGGAAAAAGAAAATGGACGGATCGGTAATTCAACGCTGAAACGAAAGGGAATTATATAGATGACTCCCTTTAGTCATCTTTCTTCGCCTTCGCGTTCGCCTTCGCGAGCTTCGCCTTTCGGCGCTTACGCGAGCGCGCGGGTGCGCTCTTCGGCTTTGGCCGATAGGTCAAGACCTTGTCGGCGATGGCGTCCAGTGCCTTCTTTTGATCGGGCTTCATGTTTGCCGCCTATCCGCGCGCGCCACAACGGCGGTCTTACCGACCGTGCCGCGCCCCGCCTTAAGCTTCTTGGACTCGTGCTTGTTCTTCTCGATTCCGCCGACGTAGGTCTCGTCAATCTCGACAATTCCTTGCAGCTTTTCGAGGTCGCCGCCACAGGCTCCCCGCAGGCGATGCAGAACAAACCACGCGGACTTCTGCGTGATCCCGATTTCCTTCGCCAGTTGCAAGCTGGAAATGCCCTTGCGGGCCGTCACAAGCAGGTACATCGCGTAAATCCACTTGTGCAGCGGAACGTGACTTCGCTCGAAAATCGTGCCGGTGCGGACGGTGAAATCTTCCTTGCACTGGTTGCAGCGGTAGAAGCCGCCGGCGCGGGCCGTAATCCGCTCGCCAAGGCCGCACACCGGGCAACGCGGCCCCTGCGGCCAAAGCCGCCCCTCCAGATAGGTTCGCGCGGCCTCTTGGTCCGGGAACATCGCAAACAACTCGAAGGTCGAAATCGTCGATTTGGACATGGATTAGACCCTCTTACCGCTCGCGTTCATCCACCGAAATTTCGCGACATGCTCTTCCAATTCAGCAATGCGCGCCTCGGTAAGATCATCGTAGTAGGTATCGAACAGCATCGCGACGAGGCGGTGAAGCCGGCTTCCTGGCTTCACCTCAAGTTTGTTGTTCAGGTATTCGGGATCAATGTACTGCATGGCTCAGGCCTCCCTTCTGAGCTGATAATAGGTCGAAACCGACGTGTTGTTGTCGCAGATGGTCAGGAACGTGTCCTTGATCTCGTAAAAGGCGGCCAAACCGATGCCGCGAACGACGCGGCCTTCCTTGAGCAGCCGGTAAGCGAACTGTTCCCGGCCGGTGTAGCTGTTCCGCTCAAGGCGGCACACAAACTTGCCACCGTCGGCCAGAACATCGAGGGCCTTCTGAGCGCGGGTCGAAAGCTTGGGGAGGTTTGTGGTGGTCATTGGCTTAACTCCGTTCTTGATGAAGCCAATGTAGATGACTCCCTCGCTGGTGTCAAGGGAGTAATGTACATAATTCCCAAACGAAAGGGGCAAACGAATGAGTGAAATCGGGCATAACAACGCGCAATTGAAATCCATCCTTGAGCGGATCAACCGTCTTGAGGACGACAAGAAGGCCGTCAGCGACGACATTCGCGAAGTGTATCTCGAAGCCAAGGGCAACGGATTCAATCCGAAAGCCTTGCGCGTCGTCGTGCGCAAGCAGCGAGAGGATGCTCAGAAGGCTGCCGAGCTGCAAGCCGATGTCGATGTCTACATGGCGGCCATGGGGATGGTGTGATGAGCCGTTGGTTTCGTCACTACGCCGGCATGATGCGAGATGAAAAGCTGGTACGCGCCGCTTTGAAGGCACGCCAGTCCATCGAGCGCGTCGTGTGGGTCTATGGCGTCATTCTTGAAAGTGCAGCGGAGCTGGATGATGGCGGCCGATACGAACTTGATTACGCTGAAGTCGCATACTTTCTGCGGACGGATGATAGCGACATCGCTAGTATCGAGGTCGCTCTTAGCGATCTGGGCAGAGTGCATGAGGGCCATGTGGCGAAATGGTCCACCCGCCAGTTTCAAAGCGATCGGTCAACGGAGCGCACCCAACGCTATCGTGACCGTCACAAAACAAGCAGTGACGGTACCGCGAACGTTCCCGTGACGGCTTGTGACGACGTTGTGACGTCACAAGAACGTCGCTGTGACGCACCAGATACAGAGACAGAAGCAAATACAGAAAAGAAAGATATTTCGGCGGTCGCCAAGGCGACGCGCCCGGCCGAACGGTTCGAGGAATTTTGGCGAGAGCGACCACGACGCAAGGGCGACGATCCACGTAAGCCAGCGGAGGACCAATTCGCGAGGCTGGTCAAATCCGGCGAAGACCCCAATTCGATCATTGCGGGCGTCAAGCTCGCACGGCTGGCCTATGCGCGGGATGGGAAGATCGGCACCGAGTACGTCCCGCAGATGCAGAAATGGTTGCGTGACAGGCGGTATCGCGATTTTGCAGAAGCTCCTCCCGATGTTGCGCCAGCCGATGATGGCCTGATCGAGGTCACAGACGCCGATGCGCTGGACGCTTGGGACGCTTACGGCAGGCAGCAATCGGGCAAGACATTTCCGCGAAACGCGCGCGGCGGCTGGCGCTTCCCGTCACGGTATCCGCCCGGATATGGGCCGCCGGCAGGCGAGGCATCGCCGCCTGTCATTCCACAATTGCAGCGTATGAGTTCGTAGGCATGAACATTCACGCAGGGGGATTCATTTTGAGCAAGCGTCGGGGCAAGGGCAACATTCGCGTAGCTGTGGAGCGGCGTGATCTAGGACCGACGCCAGAGCGGCTGGCGAAGGCGGACAGCGATTATTTGCGCTTCCGTGGGGATGAGGGCCTGACGGGACACGTCATGCGTGACGCGCCTCTGGATCGTATGTACAGCCGCCATGCCATCGATCCGGTCGAATACCAGGCGCTGCAAAAGCTCAAGCTGCACTGGCACTGCTCGGGGATGCCGGGCGCGATCAGGTCCGCCGACCTCAACCGCGTATTCGCCGCCGATCTTGCCGCCATGTCGCACATGGCCGCCAGCGAGGCGCAGGCGCATCATCGCCAGCAATGGCGCAGGGCCGAGGCCGCCCTATCGCCACGGGCGCGCATCGTTGTCGAGCGCGTCGTCTGCCGCGAGCAGACAATCGAGCACGCCGGATATGCCATCGGCATGACCAGCAAGCACCGCGCTAACGCCGCAGCGTCAGAGCTGCTGCGCGATGCTGGCTATCGGCTCGCCACGCTATGGGGAATGCACTGATGTTGATAACTCGCGAGCCTGATCGATTGCGCTTGACAGGGTACACCCAGATTGAGCAAATCAGGCATTCTCCCGAATCACGCGCTAAAACAGGTTTCCACCTCGCCCCAGACCATGGAGCGGGGCGGATTGCGTGGGGGGCTTGCTGGTGGCGCTCTGATCCATGCGGCCATGCAGGCTCAATCGCTGGATAGCAATGGCGTTCCGTAAGAGCATAACCGAAATTGATTAAATGGCGAAAACTCCAACCGATATTCGTTCATTGGCGCGCTCGCACACCGAGGCGGCAATTAACTGTCTTGCCGGCATCATGAACAAAGAGGGCGCGCCAGAAGCCGCCCGCGTCGCGGCCGCTAACAGTCTGCTGGATCGGGGATGGGGCAAGCCTACGCAGCCTGTCTCGGGCGATCCTGATGGTGCCCCGCTCGTCATCACATGGCAACGGTAACAATCCCGTATTCGCCCAGACCACAATTCGTTCCCTATCACGACCGCACTGAACGCTTTTGCAAGATCGTCGCGCATCGTCGCTTCGGCAAAACGGTCGGCTGCATCAACGATCTGATCAAGGCCGCGCTGACCAACACGCGCAATGTGCCGCCGCCTCGCTATGGCTACGTCGCCCCGACCTACACGCAGGCCAAGGACGTTGCGTGGGGCTATCTGAAACACTTCTCCGCTCCGATCCCTGGCATTCAGATGTCGGAGTCGGAGCTGTGGGTCGAATACCCCAACGGCGCGCGCATCAGGCTCTACGGCGCTGATAACTACGACCGGATGCGCGGTTTGTACTTCGACGGCATCGTCATTGACGAGCCTGCGCAGATGGACCCAAGGGCATGGCCTGAGGTCATCCGACCGACGCTATCGGACTATCAGGGTTGGGCAACATTCATCGGCACGCCAAAGGGCCGAGATTGGTTTTACAAGATCGATCGCGCTGAGAGCGGCGCGGAGTTGGTTGGCTGGTATCGGCTGGTTCTCAAGGCCAGCGAAACCAGGATCATCACCGATGATGAGTTGACCAGTCTGCGGGCTGGATTGACCGACGAGCAATACGCTCAGGAGTTCGAGTGCAGCTTCGAGGCTGCTGTCATTGGAGCGTACTACGGTCGCCTGATGCAACAGGCCGAGCAGGACAAGCGCATCAGCAACGTGCCGTATGAGCCGACTGTGCCGGTCTATACGGCGTGGGACTTGGGCGTTCGCGATCTGACTGCGATCTGGTTTGCGCAGGTTGTCGGCCGCGAAATCAGGCTCATCGATTATTACGAAGCGAACGGCGTCGATCTCGGTCACTACGTCCGGGAGATCATGAGCAAGCCCTATCTCTACGCCGATCACATCGTCCCGCACGATGCGCAGGCCAAGGAATTGGGCACGGGCAAGAGTCGCCTCGAAGTGCTGGAAAGTCTTGGGCTGAAAAGCCTGACGATTGCTCCGATGCATCGTGTCGAGGATGGCATCAACGGTGCAAGGACGATCATCCCGCGCTGCTGGTTCGACGCGGCGAAATGCGCGCGCGGTATCGACGCACTGAAACTCTATCGCTCTGAATTTGACGAGAAGCTGATGACGCTCAAGCCGCGCCCGCTGCATGACTGGACATCGCACGCGGCCGATGCGTTCCGCTATCTCGCAATGACGCTGGATTCCAAGATCGTGAACACTGGCTTCAATCGACGCATTGAATACCGGAATTTGGGCGTCGCCTGATGGCCTCCAAAAAGATGTCGCCCGACGAGCTGAAAACCATCCTTTCAGCCGAGAAGGCGACTGCGTCCGCCGTCCTCAACAGTGCAGAGCTCGCTGGCGAGCGCAGCGATGCGATGGACTACTATTACGGGCGCATGGAAAAGGACATGCCATCGGCCGAGGGGCGCTCGAAGGCTGTCTCGACTGATGTTGCCGACACCATCGAAGGGCTTATGCCGGCCCTGATGGACATCTTCTGCGGCTCTGACGAGGTTGTCCGGTTCGAGCCTGTCGGACCTGAGGACGAGGAAGCGGCGCAGCAGGAAACGGATTACGTCAACTACGTATTCATGCAGCAGAACCCTGGCTTCCTGACGCTGTATTCCTTCATCAAGGACGCGCTGCTGCAAAAGAACGGCATCGTCAAAATCTGGTGGGAGGACAAGGAAAACGAGCGCCGGGAAACGTACTACGACCAGCCCGACGACGCCTTTGCCATGCTTGCGATGCAAATCCTGCAAAGCAATGGCGACATGCAGATTATCGAGCATACGCAGAAGGCCGATGATCAGGGACAGGTCATGCATGACGTGACTGTGTTGACGACGCAGAAGGTGTCGCAGGCCCGCGTCATGCCGATCCCGCCTGAGGAGTTCGGTATCTCCAAAATGGCGCGCTCCATTCGCGACGCCAATTACTGCTTTCACGAGGTCACGACCAAGACCGAGAGCGACCTGATTGAGGAAGGCTACGACGCCGATCAGGTCAAGAGCCTGGATGCGTATATTCAGGCCACGAACATTGAAACGATCTCTCGCGATAGCGTCTATGAGAGCCAGCGCGTTGCATCGCCAGCCGCCCCGAACAGCGGCTCTCGCCTTGTCCGTGTGACCGAGCATTATATTCGGCTCGACTATGAGAACAACGGAAAGGCGCAGCTCTATCGTGTGACGACGGGCGGGGAGCGCGGCGAAATCCTGCGGCGCGATGGCGTCGAGGATATTGAGCCGTGCGACATGATCCCGTTTGCGTCGTGCACGCCGATCCCGGTCACGCACCGGTTCTGGGGGCGATCGCTGGCTGATGCCGTGATGGACATTCAGCGGATCAAGACTGCGCTGCTGCGTGGCAAGCTGGATAATCTCTATCTGCACAACAATCCGCGCGTTGAGGTTGCCGAATCGTTCGCGGGACCGAACACGCTGGATGACCTGCTGGTGTCGCGTCCGGGCGGCATCGTGCGCACCAAGCAGCCGGGCGGCCTCAACTGGCAGGTTGTGCCGGATATTTCTGGCAGCATCTATCCTGCGCTGGAGTATTGGGACAGCGCACGCGAAATGCGCACCGGCGTCACGCGTCAGGGACAGGGCATCGACGCCAACGCGCTCCAGAATCAGTCCGCAACCGCCGTGAACCAGGTGTTCACGATGGCTCAGGCGCGCATGAAGCTGATCGCGCGCGTGATTTCCGAAACCGGCGTCAAGGATATTTTCTCACTGCTCCACGCGCTGATCTGCAAGCACGGCAGCAAGGCTCAGACGGTGCGGCTGCGCAATAAGTGGGTGCAGGTTGACCCGCGCCAGTGGCGCACGCGCAACGACATGACAATCAATGTCGGCATCGGCAACGGCGGCAAAGCCGAGCAGTTTGCGCAGATGATGGCGATTGCTAACATCCAGAAGGAAATGCTGGCTGGCGGCAAGGCGCATCTGGTTGACGATACAAAGCTCTACAATACAGCCGAGCAGATTGTGCGGTTGTCCGGCCACAAGAATGCGCAGGCGTTCTTCAACGACCCCAACGAAAAGAATCAGGACGGCTCTCCGAAGTACCCGCCTCAGCCTCCGCCGCCCGATCCGGCAATGGTCAAGGTGCAGGCTGACATTCAAATGAAGCAGCAAGAGCTGCAAATGAAGCAGCAGGAGATTGTTGCCGGCGCTGAAATCGAGAAGCAGGCAGATCAGCGAAAGGCTCAGATTGAGGCTGTTCAGGCTCAGGCCGACATTGAGACGCAGAATCGCAAGTCTGAGGCCGAAATGGCTCAGGCGCAACAGAAGTTCGAGATGGAACGCGAGCTGAAAATCCTCGACTTCCAGCTCAAGCGCGAAATGCAGATGGCCGAACTGGAAATGCGCCGCGAGCAGCACCAGCAGGCATTGCAGGCCGGCGTCTACAAGGCCGTACAGACCGCAGAAGCCCACGAACACAAGATGGAGCAGATGCGGGAGAGCAAATCGGGAGATAGCGAATGATGGGTATCTGCCCCGTGCTTGATGACGGTTTTGATTGCTTGCAGGATTCAGAAGATTCGGTTGTCTCATATGTTCGCCGAAACGGCGCGGTCAGCGTCGGGATTGATGGGTTGGGTGTTCATGATGGCATGTGGGTAAAATCTGATAGCATGCCTCAAATTATGACCATTCCTGAATGGACAAAGGAAGAAGCTGAAAAGGAAGCTAAGTCTATTTCTGCCGCAAATAGAAAAATGGCAGTAATGGCAAGAAACAGACACCGTTCTGCTAATCTCGAAAGAGAAAGAGTAGAGCAACTTTTAATTGCGACGGCTTGGTTTATCGACATTCCCTCAATGACCAAAGCTGAGTACGAAAAATTTCTTTATGACGAGGCGAAAATCAAAATTTCGACGTTCCCTCATGCCGATGATAAGTGGGCTTGGCAGGTAGCATTAGAGTTTGCGCAATTTGGTCGCGAGGACGCCAAGAAGCGCGGTATTTCCGAAGACGAGTGGATTTGGCGGCGATCTCGTTTTATGGCGGGGCATCATTGATCGCTTTCTGTCTCGCCTCGACCGATCATGGCCCGATGCTGGTTAACCGGCTCGACTACAACCATTCGTTCAACGGCGCGTTCTATGGCGTCGGCGCTCAACTGATGGAAAACGGCGCTTACGATCCGCGCGACGTTGACATGCTCAAGAACCTTCTCATGGTTCGCCGCGAGCATCATGGCGATGGCGTCGTGGCGCTCGACTGTGGCGCGAATATCGGGGTGCATTCGGTCGAATGGGCTCGCCTGATGAAAGGCTGGGGCAATGTCATTGCGGTCGAGGCTCAGGAGCGCATCTATTACGCACTGGCTGGCAACCTGGTGCTTCAAAACTGCTTCAACGCTAGAGCGATTTGGGCGGCGGTTGGAGCCGAGGCCGGAACCATCAGCTTCCCTGAGCCTGACTATACCCGACAGTCCAGCTTCGGAAGCTTCGAGCTGCGTCCGCGAGCAGGCGGAGAGTTTATTGGCCAGCCTGTGGACTATGGATCGCCTACTGCGACAGTCGAGTCCATCACCATCGATTCACTAGAGTTGCAGCGGCTTGACCTGCTGAAAATCGACATCGAAGGAATGGAGATCGAGGCGCTGGCTGGTGCGAAAGATACCATTGCGCGCTGCAAGCCTATCCTCTTTGTCGAGGTCATCAAGTCGGACCGCGATCTCATTGCGGAAGCCCTGCGCAATGAGGGCTATCGGATCATTCCGCATGGCATGAATATGCTGGCGATCCACGAGGCCGACCCGACGATGGCGAATATCTCAGTCGAGCGGGAGGCCGCGTGAGCGACGCTGAGAAATATCGCGCCTATGCGAACGATCTGTTGCGCAACCCCGACGATCCCGAATCCATCGTCAATCAGTTCAGCGTCCTCAGCGAGAAGAAAGAATACGCCAAGCACTATCTGCCGCTCGCCAAGCGCGCTTACGATCTTGCGCCGGGCGAGATTAACACGATGTTCAACTATGCCTCCGCGCTCCATCGCAACGGGCATTTTGAAAAGGCTCTGAGGCTCTACAAGGCATGTGTTGACAAGGCCGATGCGGAATGGATGCCAGTTGTTCTGCACCATATCGGCATCGCCTATCGCACGCTGAACGACAACACACGCGCGGCTGACTACTATCAGCGCGCTTACGATCTCAAGCCCGATCCTTCGATCCTCAAGGACAAGGCACTTGCGCTGCTGGCCGGCGGCGATCTGTACGAAGGACTGAGGCTGTTCGAGGCGCGCAAGGAAAGCGCCAAAGCGCGGTTCGCGAAGAATGGCTCGCGGCTGGTGAACCAGCAGAAGTTGCCGGACAACGCCGTGCATTGGGACGGTGAAGACCTGACCGGCAAGCATCTGGTCGTCTATCACGAGGAAGGATCGGGCGACTTCATTCAGGTGTGCCGCTTTATCCCACGCCTGCGCAAATTGAAGCCGGCTAGCATTAAACTATGCGGGCCGGTGCCGAACCTGCTCGATCTTGTTGCCGACAATATCGAGGTTGATGGCATCGTCCCGCTGTCAGAGTTCGACGCGGATTATGTCGTCGGGTCATGGTCTGTGCCGTGGCGCACCGGCGTCACTTACGCAGACGTAAGCGGCAAGCCGTATTTCACGGCAGAGCCGCTCAAGCTGCCAAAGCGCGGCAAGCTGAATGTCGGCCTCGTGTGGCGCGGTAATCCGGCTTACGGCATGGACCTGCATCGGTCGATGCCGTTCGCAAGCTATGCGCCGCTGTTCGATTTGCCGGGCGTTGCGTTTCATTCGTTGCAGGCCGGACCGCCTGCTTTGGAGGTCACTGAACTTGGATACGATGGCTTCGTCGCCAACCTCGAACCGTTTTGCGGCGACTGGCGCGCAACCGCTCGCGTCATTCAATCCCTTGACGTGGTGGTGTCAGTTGACACTGCTTGCGCTCACCTGGCCGGCGCTCTGGGCAAGCCCGTCTATATCCTTACGACCTGCGCCTCGGACTGGCGATGGAATCGCGCCACCGAGCGAACGGTCTGGTACGACTCCGCCCGCGTCATCCGGCAAGCGACGCAAGACCATTGGTCGCCGTCCGTCCTCCGCGTCCGCGAAGCGCTAAAAGGAATGTTGGATGAGCGACGACAGGCTGCTTGACGCGCGCAATCGCGCTGTCAGGGCGCAGACGCTCGTTGACGATCCACTGCTGAAAGAGGGCTTTGACGCGCTGGAAGCCGCCTATATCGCGACGTGGCGAGCAACGAGGCCGGAAGATCAGAACGCCCGCGAGAAGCTCTACCTTGCGGTCAACGTCATCGGAAAGCTGAGAGAGCATCTACAGTCGGTCATTGCGAATGGTCGCATTGCCGATGCTGAACTGCACGCGCTCACGCAAGAGCAAGAGCGCCGCAAGCGGTTCGGCATAATCTAAGGGACAGCACATGGACGGACAGATGCAGCCCGCCTCGCCAGAGGCAGGGAGCGAAGTCGCGTGGACTCATACCGCAGGCGGATCGGGCGAACTGAGCGTTTCCGAAGCCGCACGCTCGCTGGCAATGGCGCGCTACAAGCGCGACGCCGGCGACCAGGAACAACAGGCAGCGCAGGCGGAGACGCCAGCGGCAGCCGAAGCAGAATCGGCCTCGCAAGAGGCTGACGCCGCCCCTCAAGCAGAGGCTCCCGGCGAGACGCAGGCAGACGACCCGGCAAATAATTTGCCGCCCATCGAGCCGCCGAGGTCTTGGACGACTGAAGCAAAAGACCGCTGGCAATCCTTGCCTCGCGAAACGCAAGAATATCTTGCTGGACGCGAACAGGAACGCGAGACGGCTCTGCGCAGAAGTCAAAACGAAGCCGCTGAGCAGCGCAAGGCTTTTGAAGCCAAGCTAAGCGAAGTGGAGAATGTACGACAGGACTACGAAAGCAGGCTGCCGGCACTTGCAGCGGCCATTGAAGCGACGATCCAGAACCAATTCGCTGACATTCAGTCGATTGCGGATGTGCGTCGTATGCAGGCGGAAGACCCCTTCCGCTTTCAGCAGTGGCAGATGCATCAGATGGAGCTTCAAACGGTTCAGGCCCAGAAGGCCGAGGCCGAGAAGCACCAGACCGAGGCGAAGATTCGCGAGCGCAACGACTATCGCGTAGCGCAGACGAAACTGCTGCTCGAAAAAGTGCCGGAACTGAGCGATGCGAAGAAATTCGCTGAGACTCAGACGCGCGCGGTTGAGTTTCTGAAAGACTATGGTTTTGCGGACGCGGAGCTTGCCGAGCTTGGCGAGAGCCGTTTCAGCGACAACGCAAACTTTCAGCGGCTCGTCCTCGACGCAATGGCTTTCCGCGATGGCCAGAGGGCCAAAGCGCAAGTCCTGAAAGCATCGCCTCCGCCCGTTCTGCGGCCGGGTGCCCCGAAGGCACCGAGCGCGGGCATTCAAGCCCAAATCCAAACCCTCAAATCGCAACTCGACAAGGCGTCGGGTCTGCAAGCCGTTCGCCTCGGTGCAGAGATCACCAAGCTCGAACGTCAGGCAGGCCGCCGCTAGTCATCTGACCTCAAAAGGAACCAACGCCAATGACCATGGGAACATCTGCGTTCTCCACCTTTGCCGCTGTCGGCAACCGTGAGGACATCACCGATACGATCTACCGCATCGATCCGACCGATACGCCGTTCTATTCCGGCGTCGAAAAGGCGAAAGCTTCTGCCGTCAACCACGAATGGCAGACCCAGGCTCTCCGCTCCGTCGCGGCCAATGCGCAGCTCGAAGGCGACGACATCACGGCGGTTTCGCGTACTCCGACCGTTCGTCTCGGCAACATCTGCCAAATCCTGTACACCAGCGCCCGCGTCACTGGTACGCAGCGCGTCGTTGATCACGCCGGCCGTGACGACGAAATGGCCTATCAGGAAATGCTGGCGGGCCTCGAGCTCAAGCGTGACATCGAATACAACCTCGTCGGCCTTTCGACCGCCAAGGTGACCGGTGCCACGACCACGGCGCGCAAGTTCGCCAGCGTCAATGCGTGGATCACGACCAATACCGACAAGGGCGGCGGCACTGCGGCCGACCCGACTGCGGCGGATGGCACGAGCGCGCGCGTTGACTCGGCCACGCTCTCGGCCTTCACCGAGGCGCGCCTCAAGAACGTCATCAAGAAGTGCTTCGATCAGGGCGGTAAGCCAACCGTCGTGATGCTGAACAGCTTCAACAAGCAGCAGTTCAGTACCTTCACTGGTCGCGGCACTCCGATGCAGGATCAGGGCGAGCGCAAGATCACTGCGGCGGTTGACGTGTACGAGTCCGACTTCGGCCGGCTCAAGGTTACTCCGAACCGCTTCATGCGCCAGCGTGACGCCTTCGTGTTGCAGATGGATATGTGGGCGACTGCCCCGCTTCCGGGCCGCAGCATGGTGTCGTTCCCGCTCGCCAAGATCGGCGACAGCGACGCCAAGGTGATCCTGTCGGAAATGACGCTCGAAAGCCGTAACGAGAAGGCTTCTGGCGGCGTGTTCGACCTGACCACTGCCTGATAGCAGCCAGTCACCCTCAACATAAGGCGGTCCTTCGTGGCCGCCTTTTTCATTGGAGAATGCAATGGCTCTATCCGGCACTCATGATCTGCGTGAGCAGGTGGTGTACGCTCAGGTGGCGAATGTTTCGTCAACCTCTGTCGTATACAGCTGCGCTCCGTTTCGCGGGCGCGTCGTCAAGGTTGGCGTCGTGCTGTCGTCTGCGGCTTCGACTGCGGACGCGACCTGTACAACCTCGTTGGCGGGCACCAACATCACTAACGGCGTTGTCACTGTTACGCAGTCCGGCTCCGCTGCCGGCTCTGTATTCACGTCAACACCTTCTGCGGCGAATACCTGCAACGAGGACGACAAGATCGGCTTCACCTTCTCCGGTTCGGGGACGGCGGGCGGTCCTGTGACGTGCTTCGCAGTGGTGCGGAGGGCGTAACATGGCATTTGTTGGCGGGACCGGCCGTCTCGGCAAGGTCCAATCCGTGGCCTACACGGGCACTGCCGGCACGATCTCGACCGCCATCAGTGCTGGCGTTCAGACCGTGCGCATCGTCGTCACGAGCAACGCTTATGTCGCTGTCGGGGTGTCTCCGACCGCGACGACTTCCGACACTTACGTTCCGGCCAATTGGCCGGAATACATCAACGTCATGCCCGGTGAGAAGGTGTCTGCGATCCAGGCGTCTGCCGGCGGCACGCTCAACGTGACGGAAATTCCGTGAGCGACGGCAGCATCGTCAACCGGGCGTTCTATGACGCGGGGGAGCGTGAATTTACGTTCCTCCGCGTTCAGGACGTTGAGCCGATCCTCGAACACAACGCAATGCTGCGCCAGCAGGAACAGCATGGCGAGAGCTTTCGGCAGATCGGATCGGTGCCGAACGTGATGATTGAGAAATGGCTGCATGAAGAATTGGACCGGGGCAACGTCGGTCTGAGGATTGGCAGCGAGGAATTTGACCGCCTCATCTGGCGCAAGCTGCAAGACCCCGAATATGCGAAATTCCGCACTGACGGCGTGAAGTTCAAGCTGGGATACGGCGACACATGAGCTTTGCCGATTACACGTCCTTGCAGAGCGAGATTAGCGACTATCTCGCACGCGGCGATTTGACCGAAAAAATCCCGTCGTTCATTCTGTTGTGCGAGGCAAAGCTCAACCGCATCCTGACGTGCAAGGATATGGAGCAGCGTTCGACCGCGACGATTGATATTGCGTCGGATGAGCCTGAGTTTCTGTCGCTGCCGACCGACTTTCAGGCGATGCGCCGCATTCGGCTGAGCAGTATCGCCAGCAAGCCGCGTCTTGAATTTGCGACGCAGGCTTTTATCGACGACAAGCGCACAAGTGGCGGCAACGTCATTGGTCAGCCGCGCTGGTTCACAGTGATGGGGTCTGAGCTGGAATTGTTTCCGACGCCTGATGCGGCCTACGTCCTCGAAATGATCTACCGCAAGCAAATTCCGGCGCTCGCGGACAACAAGACCAACTGGCTGCTTAAGACGCATCCCGACGCCTACCTGTACGGCGCGCTGCTCGAAGCAGAGCCGTACATGAAGAATGACGCGCGCATCGGAACATGGTCGCAAGCGCTCGCGTCTGTCGTTGATCAAATCAACACCAATTCGCAGATTGCGGCGTTTAACGCCGGACCGCTTTCAATCCAGCTACGGACGCAGACGCCTTAATGTCGCCTCGCATCACGCATTCCAAGGTCAGCGGCAAGCCCAATCCGACCGACGCCTCGAAAGTGGGCGGTGAGGATTGGGACGCGGATCATGTCAT